GTCGGTGTTGTGTTGCGCATTGACGGCAAAATTTACCATCACGTTGTTGATCACATTATGGTCCATGTGAAAAGGACGAGTGGCTCGAGTGCGAAAAATCCACACCCTCTCCAGAAGGAAAAAGGCCAACGAAAGAATGTAAGCCGAAATGGCAAACTGCATGATGAAGCAAAAACGAGCCCACGCTGCCTGCATTTCCAGAGTTGCCTCCGGAGTGTTGACAATGGGGAACCCATAAGGACAAGTCCCGTCAGTGAAATTCATTGGCTGAAGCTCAGTGAACTCACCCGTGTTGACAGCACAAAAAACATTCTTAGTGCCAGCTACCTTTACTGCAAAAAGCAGAATTATGTAGAGTGAAGAAAGAATGTGCGTGACAATCACAAAAGTCATGATAAAAGAAAAAGTTTAAAGAAACTGGTTTCTAAAGCTCCACCAAGGCTACTACACGTCTACGCAAGTTAGCGTTTGTTCACCCTAGAGCGTGCAAGATCTAGGGAAAACCAGAGTCCATTCGATGTGTGTTAATAACACCGAATAGGGTCGAATACGACCATTAAGATGGGCGGTGAACCTCAACTTGTGAGCCAACACAAGCGAGGGGCTCAAGGAAAGAGCCATCAATAAACTCCGTAATCGGCAGCTTTCTGGTAACCAGGACCTGCCGGGCTGCCCGGTTTGGACCCAACATAAAAAGTCGGGGCGTTCAAATACATGAAAGGTGTGAAATCATCACCACCCGCCACATAGAGAGCAAAAGGGTTGACAAAATGGGAGCCACCGTGAAGAAAATTATATCCCCAAGCGGTGAAGCGAACATTGTCACTACCATAATCTGTGTCGTAGGAAACAGGACGGCTCAAGCCATCACCAATCTCAGTACTAGGAACAGAAAGCAGTTTGGGGTTGGCTGGATGCATCCTGAAAGCGGAATACATCGGGACGGCCGCGACATTGACAGGCTCCATAGAAGGGGCAGCAGCTGAGGCGCCATTCATAAAGCTGAATTTCTGAGAAAAGAAATAAGCCAGCTCACCGGCACTATCAGGCTGAGCCATCTGTTGGACTTCGGCTGTAATCCCATTAAGGTTCTCGTTACCACTTACTGTGTTTCGCCTATAAAAAGTCTGGACCGGAAACCGTTCAACATTGCAGCCAGCACTAATTTGTGACGTATCCTGAATAGCTCTACCAAAATAATTGGCTGCACTGATAAAAGGTTGGATCCTCCAAACCACTGATCCTCGCCAGCCAATAAAAGCTGGGACGAACCAACTGAGAAATGAATGGCCAACGAAATTGTAACCATAATTGTTCTCAGGTCCTGGCAAACTATGGTTGTTCAAACCAGCTGAATCAGGGCCATACTGCCTAGGAAAGCGAGGCTGGGTCAACGTGGCGCAAGCCTGGCCGTAGCTAAATTCCTTAGCATCTTCAGCAGCTACGTGTGTGTAATAACACACCCTAGCAAAAAGTTGCTTAAGAGAAGTGATT